TCATTTCCGGCACTATCGGTCAGCTTTTTGCCGGCATGAATGCCCGTCGTCAGTGGAAGTATCAAAAAAAGGCTATGGCCCTTCAGCAGCAGTACGCTCTTGAACAGATGGCTAAGCAGGCTGAATATGAATATGGTAATTGGCAAAAACAGTTCGATTATGAGAATTCGTACAACGATCCATCGAAGGTTTTCGATCGATACCGCACTGCGGGTATTTCTCCTGCTGCTGTTCTTGGATCTTCAGGAGTAGGAGTCAACGCTACTATGTCCGGCGGTTCTCCCGGCTCTGTCGGTGCCTCCGGACCCTCCGGTGGTATTGGTACTCCCGGTGCTGGTCCTCTCGATATGACCGCTCTCGGTCAGAATATGCTCACAGCTTCTGAGTCTCGTCGTAACTCCGCTGCTGCCGCTCGTGATCAGGCTGAGGCCGATATGACTAATGCTCAGAATTTTGGCAAAGATCGGTTTTTGGCCGCTTTTGATCTTGGCAATCAACTTACCGCAGCTGGTATCCGTGAGAAAGAAGCTCAGTCCGCGTATGTCTCCGCTCTTCAGACTTGGCAGGACGCTCGTAATCAGTATGCTGATCTAATTGCCACTAATGACTGGCTGAAATCCGTTGGAGAATGTGCTAAGGTCGTAGAAGAGAATCGTCGTCTTCGCGCTCAGAATGATGCCGAAATTCCTCTTATGTCCAAAGCTGCGGCCGCTAACATCGCGTATATTCAGGCTATGACTGGCAATTTGCGCGCCAATTCTCGTCTAACTACTTTACAGGCGGATGATTTCGAAAACTGGTTTGATGTCAACTGGTCTACGGAAATCGAGGTAGATGATGTCGATGAAGATGGGAAAGTCCGCGGTAAAAAGAAGATGACCGGTCGTCAAATCGCTGAGTATCTTTTAGGTCTTGATTACACTGTCGGCAAACAAGGTCGTGTTGCCGAGGGCTTCATGAACTGGCAGCGTAAGCACCCCATGCTTATGTCTGTTACCGAACGCGTGGCCGGTGGCGTTGCTGCTGCTGCCGCGATACGTCTCGGGTCCAAAGGTTCTGTTCGGACTTCCTACGAGGAGTATTACGGCCCCGATGGTGTTCAAAAAGGCGTAAAAGTTGGTCGATATGAGGGTATCCCATTAAAATATTGACATTTTTTTTGGGAAGTTTTCGTTTTTCGAACTATATTCGTCCCGTTAAACCATTAAACCTATCATTCACTATGGCAAGACCGATTAATCTTTTTCACCCTCTGGCTCCCTCTCTGTTCTGTACGTTTTTGAGGCGTCGGAAAGCTTACAACTCATTTCGTCTACTTCTCGGCGCTTCTAATGCTTCCGACCTCCGATCGTATTTTAGTTGTACGCCCCCGCCGTATTTCCTTGCCTCTGCCTTTTCCTGGTTGAATTCGCCGCAAGGTTACGCCTATTGGGCAGACTTGGATTCTGATTGGATGGACGTCCTCGACCTTTTCAACATTCCCAAAAAATTAACTTATTGATTATGTATCAGATCGTTATCCGTGTTTTAGCTCCGCAGCTTGCCGTATTTGACTTCGTTTTCGGCGAAATTGTTGATGGACAGTTTCATCCTGCCGATTGCACCCTCCTCCCTAAGGACATTCTTGATCATGTCCAGATCTCCGCTCTCTTAGGCACTCAGGCATTCGTGGAATCCACCCACGTTTCTGCACTCGTGAAAGCTATTCTCAATACTGGTGCCGATATGTCAATGTATCCGAATTTCGCTGTATTCTCTTTACCTGAAAACTATGTCTCGAAAGAAGAAAAAGACGCGTAGCAACGGTACCCGCGTCGTCCGTCGTCCCATTCTTGGTAATGTATTGTAGTATGGATTATTACGACGCTCCGAAAGCCTGCCCTTTTATTGAGGGTAGGCCTCTTCGCTACTCGGTTGGATATTATCGAGGCAGACGTCGCTGTGTCGTCGCTTGGTTCGCTGACTGGGTGCCCGCTATCGAATATTGTTCTAGGATGAGATCTGATCATCCTCGCTTTAAATTTGATGTACTTCAGTCTCTTTTCTGATGGCTTGTTCGAACCCCATATGGATCCGCAATCGTCGATATTTCCAGAAAGATTCGTTTTTCTCGGAGTATTCTGATTACGCTAAATCTTCCTTGGCTCTTGCCCCTTGGGATATCGGTCGTCAGTGGCTTATGGTCCCTTGTGGTAAGTGTGAGGATTGTCTCCGTCGGCTTCGTAACGACTGGTTTATTCGCCTTGAACGCGAGCTTGCTCGTTGTAAGGCTGAAAGTCGTCAGGCTATCTTTATTACTATTACTATTGCTCCCAAATATTATGAAGAAGCATTGCGAGATCCAGCTCGCTTTATACGAAAATGGAATGAGCGAGTGCGTCATCAGCTCGGACATTCCTTTAAGCATGCATTTTTCCAGGAGTTTGGCACCCATCCGGAAGTCGGATCAGATCCTCGCCTTCATTTTCACGGTTTCCTCTTCGGAACCGATGTCTTGTACAATGAGATTCGGAAAGCTGTTGGTGACCTTGGTTTTGTATGGCTCGCGAAAGGCACGCATAAACGTGCTCGATACGTCGTCAAATACGTTACTAAGCAGATTGCGTTTGACCCTGTCCGGATTGCCGATCAAAATATCACTATAGATGGAAAGACTATTCCTTTGGCTCGACTCCTCGAGCATAAGCGTTATACGCGAAAATTCATATCTGCTGGCGTCGGTGATTACCTTGGTATCCATCGTGCTCCTTCTGCTTCTGTTTCGTCCTGGGATTATACGGATTTTAAGACTGGCACTACGTATTCTTATGCTATCCCTCGATACTACAATCGGTATCTTCAACCGTCGGATCAAATCATACGAGCGGTTCGTTCTTCAGATGCCTATTCACGTTTTAGCAAGTCTCGTCTGGTTCGTCATGTTACTTCTCTGTGTGTTCAGCGGTTCCTTTCGCCTTCCGCCCTATCCTCTCGAGAAACGTATTCATGGGAATTAAAGAAGTTTCGTGAGTTTGCTTCGGCCGGACCTATCCCCGCTATGGACCCACCTACGTGGCTTGATCGTGATATTATTAAATCCTGGTACGATTTATACGGCCTCTCTTTGACGTAAACCCAGGACGGGGTCGACGCGGAAGTAGGAGGTGCTCGCGAAGCGAAATGCACCGGACGACGCGTCGGCTCCGTCCACCCTAACTAGTTTTTTTTATGGCTAAACAAAGTTTTATTTCGCATGTCGTGAATGGTTATTCGCGATATGATGTCCCGGAGTCTAAGGCTTTTACTTGTACTCCTGGAATCTTGTACCCTGTTCGCATCGATTTTATTAATGCCCGAGATCGTGTAACCATCGGTCAGGGTATTGATGTTCGTTCGAATCCCCTTGCTGTACCTTCGTTTAATCCTTACACAGTACGATTGCATCGTTTCTGGGTCCCGATGCAGCTGTATCATCCGGAAATGCGGACAAATAGCAGCAAGTTTGACATGAATAATGTATCGCTGAATTGGTTGTCCACTACTACCTCCTCGAGGGCTTCTGGCGCTTTCCATGACGCTGCTTACTCGAATTCCCTGCTTTTCTGGCTTCGTATTGGCAATAAATCATTCCTTCGAGGCGCCGCTGGTGATCTCGGTGCCGTAGATTTGCCCGATTCGTTGTCTGTAGGTCAATGGGCTAATGCTGATACTTATTTGGCCTATTGGGATATTGTTCGAAATTATTATGGTTACTCTCAGTGGAGTCTTTACTCGTTTGCTTGGCCTGCCTCTTGGGGTATTAATTTTGAAACTTATGCCGCTAATGAATATACCTTTGATTGGTTTTATAATACCGAAGCTTCGTTTTTTACACAGCGTTATGGCAATCTTGAGTATCTCGACGCTTACTTTGAGAATCAATTTTATCCTGCTTCCGTAGATACGAGCAATAACACTTTTCAGCGCTCTAATCTGTTCCTCCAAATTCTCGCATCTGACCTTCAGTCCCAAGTTACCGGCACTGGTGCCGCTGGTAATGGCTTTCCGGTTTTTCCTGTTTCGGCTTACGATGGTGTGACTATTTCCGGTCCTGCCCCAACTTCTCAGACTTCCATTACACCCGGATCAGCCACCGGGGGTTCAATGCAGAGTATTTTCCGTTGTGCTCATCCTATGGCCGTCGTACCTTCGAATCCTGATCGGTTCAGTCGCCTTTTACCCAATGGGTCTAATGACGCCGTTTCTATGTCCGGCATCTCGACTATTCCCCAGCTTGCTATCGCCTCCCGTTTGCAGGAATACAAGGATCTTCTCGGTGCTGGCGGTAGTCGTTATTCGGATTGGCTTGAGACATTTTTTGCCTCAAAAATTGAACACGTTGATCGTCCCAAGTTGCTTTTTGCCGCTTCGCAGACCGTGAATGTCCAAGTTGTGATGAATCAGTCGGGTGTAAATAATTTCAGTCAGGAGTATTCTGCCCAACCTCTTGGACAACAGGGTGGCACTATTGCGTTTAATGCTCAGCTCGGCCGCAGTCAGTCCTATTATTTCCGTGAGCCCGGCTATCTGATTGATATGCTCAGTATTCGTCCCGTGTATTATTGGTGTTCTGTTACTCCCGATTATCTTAACTATCAGGGTTCCGACTACTTTAATCCTATCTATAATGATATTGGATATCAGGATGTGCCCTATATTACTCTTCTTAACCCGAATGTGACTAACGGCGCTGTTAATGGCGTTCTGTCCCGCGAGCCGTGTTTCAATGAATTCAGAAGTTCTTACGACGAGGTTCTTGGTCAGATTTCGGCTGTTGCTGGTTCCGTAGCCGTCAACAACTCTGATACCCGGCCTCTTTATTCTTATTGGGTTCAGCAGCGGATGGTTACCTCTTTTACCGGAACCAATACGGCTGATCGCTATTATCCCATGTTGTTCGTCGATCTTTCTCAGGCCAATTCACCCTTCAATTCCAACGTCGAGGATAACTTCTTCGTGAATCTTTCGTACAGTATTCGCAAAAAGAATCTCGTTAACAAGACTTTTGCAACTCGTTTGTCTAATCGTTAATTTATTGATATTATGCCGCTTGATTGGTTACTTGAAGACCCTCCGCAGTACATTTCGCGTGGTCAGCGTATTATGTCGGTTCTCGATGGAACAGGCTCGGTCGACCTTCTCCCTGGTCGTCCTGATATTGAAGCCTCTCAGTCCGATTGGGATAAAGGCGATCAGTTTAATCCTGATCTGGATTTCGATCCTAACAGCTTTTCCCGTATGGATAAGTTCGATGGTCTCGAAGTAGGACAAGAACTCATCGATTCTACTCTTGATTCGGGTAAGAACGGGCAGGCGAAGCCTGCGGCCACCAGCACCGAAGGTGATGGTAAGTGACCCCGTTCTGGCCACCCGCAAAGAGGTGAGTGTGAGGCATTTATGTCTCCACTCACCCCTTAAGATACTAACTTTTGAAGAAAAATAGTACCCTCTTTACTTGACGATATATGCTACGTGCGCGGACCCCTTCGGCAAGAGTGTGTGAATTGTTGAAGGATTAATGGTAATGACTGCCGGAGTGGCCGCGCATTTTTCTATCGTTCTTTAGCTTTTAAAAAAGACTTAAAAATGACTGGCAAGAATTTATTACATTCCAAAAAGTTTTGGACGCTGGTTGCGGCAATCGTGGCTGCCTTTGCGGCTTTTTTCCTCGAATCGTGTACGGCACGACATTACGTCGTCCAGTCGGCGTCTTCCGTCAAGTCTGGTGACACCACCCGAACTACTATCACGTACGAGCAAATAGGTAATTTTAAACGTCCTTAGTTATGCCTACCCCCGTCCCTTCCCCTTCCTTTGGTGGTCAATTGCTTCAAGGTGCTGCTCAAACTGGATCTTCCGGTCTCATTTCCGGCACTATCGGTCAGCTTTTTGCCGGCATGAATGCCCGTCGTCAGTGGAAGTATCAAAAAAAGGCTATGGCCCTTCAGCAGCAGTACGCTCTTGAACAGATGGCTAAGCAGGC